CTGGACTTTCTAATGCCATTAGTTAAGTGCTGCCTTGAGTCTGCTTTTGAACCGCGCTGCGTCGGCGGGAGAGATGTCGTTTTTGCGGTTTGGTGCGATCTGCTGGTGGGTGACGATGCGGGACATGGGGATGTGCCACTTCTTCATGCGCGGAATGATGTATCGGATGGCGCTGTCCATCGCTGCTTCGCCAAGCGGGTCGCTGTAGGTGTCGCCGTCCCACGCCACACCGAGGCTGTAGCTGTTGCAGTCCGGCACGCCTTGCCATGAGCTGATGCCTGCGTGCCAGCAGCGGGCGGTATCGTCGGCGAGGACGGTGCGGTTGCCGTTTCTGGCGATGATGACGTGGTAACTCACCTTGCTGGCTGGGTTCATGCACCAAGAGACGGAGCCGTTGTAGCTACCGCTGGTGTGGTGCAATACGATCATGGTCGGCGTGATGGGTCTGCCGCTTTTGTTCGGGGTGTTGAGACGGCGTTCGTCGTAGGCTTTGCTGACTGCGGGTGTGGAGACGGTTGTGGATTCTAATGGCAAGCTCGGCGAGGCTGGCGCTGGGCCAGTCGCGGACGGCTTTCCAAATAGTCTCTTGATCCACTTCCACATGCGCTTACTTAGCGTAGCCTTTGGTGCTCGGCGTGACAGTTACCGTGGCTTGTTGCTTAATGAAGTCGTAGCCGAGCGTCACGCAGCCAGCCGCAAGAGCAGCCCAGCTCACGGCGAGGATCACAACTGCAATGAGTTTTGTGACGCGGGCGCTCATGGAGTCAGAGGCGGGCCGAATTATCTTTCGCTACAATTAGCCCCCAGCCCGCGAGTAGACTTGCGGCGACGAGACCGATGTCCGGCACTTGGCCGCTGGCCAGAAATTCGCGTCCGGCGGTGCTGAGTGATGCGATGATTGTGAGGATTCCGAGCAGGGTTGTTTTCCAGTTTCTCATATTATTTTTGCTTCTGTTTTTTGCGTAGGTCGTGAAGGACCGAAATTAAGGTGACGATGCCGACCGCGAGGCCGACACAAAGTCCGGCGACTCGCAGGGTTGTTTCTAGGTGAGGGAGCATTGAGAAGACGCTTGAGCCGATGCTAGTAACCGTTCCAAGCACACCCTTCTCGGTGGTGCTCATGTTGTGATGAAAATACGACAGGCTCATCGTCCGGCTCCTCAATGGTGTTACTTCAAGTAAGCAAGCACGGCACCGGCGTGCAGCTTGATCTCGGTGAAGCTGCCCTCGATGGCGGTGCCGACCGGAAACGCATAGGCGCTGCCGCTGGTCGTGTTCGCCACGTTGGTCTGGTTGCCCGCGAGCGTGTGGAACTTGGTTGCGGCGTCGAGGCTTTCGACAACGCTAAATGTTCCGGTGACGGCCGTGGTGTCGGAGATGAGGCGGACGCCGTTGGCTTTGTTCGTTGTTCTGACGTTAGGGTTCATAGGATTAGTATTGGTTGACGCGGGCGGTCCACATGGAGGGTTGGCCCTGCTGAAAGTAATATTTGTCGCGCTGCGAGATCAGCTCGGACTCGGCCATCTGTTCCATGGCGAGTGCCTTGTCGAGCTGGCCGTCTTCGGTTTGCAGATCCGAGGTCAGGAGGTAGCCGACTGCTTTTGCGATGACGGCGGGCACTGTCGCGGAGAGGTTGCTGGCGCTGTATTCGGTCGGGCGAACGCGGTAGTTGACCCAGACGCTAGTTGGCAGGTCGGCGTCTTCGGGGAAGCGAATGGCATCTCCAAGGAGCGTATAGCCAATGGCGCGGGGCGCGGCGTGGGTTGCAGGGTTGTCTCTTAAAACGCCAAAGACCTCGCCCATGGCGGTCTGGCCGCTCTGCTCGTAGTCGATGTAATAGCCGTTCGTAGCATCGCCCTGCACGGTGCGGCTTTCGACGCGCATGAGTTCCGGCCAATCGGCCCACTCCCAGCAGTCCGCAATGCGCTCGTTGGCGGCGGCGACCATCATGGTTCTTGCGCCGGATGGGATGGCGTCGATGGTGCTGGCGTCGTTGCCGACACGTTGCCATGCGCGGAGGAGGATAGATTGTAGAGTGACTGTGCGCATTAGCTGTTGAGTGCGTTCATGGCCGACTGCACGGCGGCTTCAAAGGTGACGCTGGGATTCGGCCAATCGTTACGCGGCGCCGGATTGGCGGCGAACATGGTGAGGACTTGCTGCAAGTAGGCTGCGACGGCGTCCAGCTCGGCGCATGTTTTGCCTGCGGCGGCGAGGGACTGGCGCAGATACAAAAGTGTGGGCTGGCGGTCGCCTGCGAGGCCGACGGATTTGAGGTGTTCTTCGGCGGTGATCGGTTCGGCTTGCGGTGCCGGTGCGGGCGGAAGTGTGGCGAGGTCGATGTCGGCCAAGCGGACGGCGGATGTTCCGGCGGGCGGTTGCCACTTGGACAGGTCGCCGTCCCAGAGGACGACGTTGACGAGGTGCCCGTTGGCTTGATCGAGGATGGCGTATTGCTCGGTCATGGTTAGAAATAGGTTGTCACTATGACGATGCCGTTGGCTCCGTCGCCGCCTTTGCCCTCGCCGCCAGCGTCGTTGTCGCAGGCGCTGCCGCCGCCGCCGCCGCCGCCGTAGAGTCCGCCGTTGCCGCCGTTGTTGGCTTGGCCGCCGGTGCCGGGCGATCCGCCGCCGCCGCCGGAGCCAAAATAGCCGCCGATCCATGTTGCTCCGGCATTGCCTGCGGCGTTGGCAACAAACGTGCCGCCTGCGGTAGACGTGACGTTGCCAACCGCGCCGCCGTTAGCGCCATTGTAATAAGTCGTGGCCTGCTTGCCGCCACCGCCGCCACCGCCTGCGGCTGTTCCTATGGTCGCAGCGGGCGCGGTGGCGTTGGCCGCAAAACCGCCCGCGCCACTTGGGCCGCGACCTACGCTCGTTGCGTAATAGAGACCTAAACTTGCCGATGCGCCCGCGCCGACACCGCCTGCGACACCGCTGCCTGCCGCGCCTGCTTGTCCGCCAGTTGATGTAATGGAACCAAAGCTGCTTGCGCCGCCGGCGGTGCCGGAAGTTCCGCTGGAGCTGTTTGGGCGATTGCCAGCGCCACCACCGCCACCAGCCCCGATTGTGACTGTTACAGTGTTGTCCAGTGCTGCCGCGTCAATCCAGCCGACGCTCACTGAACCGCCAGCGCCGCCGCCGCCGCCGCCGCCGTTGTTGGCCGTGGTGTCGCGGCGACCTGATCCGCCGCCGCCGCCTCCGGCGACGATGAAATAGTGGACGAGCTTGGCTCCGGCGGGTTTTGTCCAAGTGTCGTTGGCGGTGTAGACGCGGGTCTCGGCGAGCTGGGACGTGAGGGCGATGGTGCCGGAGCTATTGGGGACGGTTAAGGTCCGGGTCGTGCTGGCGCTGATGCCGCTCAGTTGGAAGGCTAAATTTTTACTGGAGTCGGCGTTGTCATAGAGGAGGAAGTTGGCGTCGTTGAAGACATCCGGCAGAATCCCCGCGTAGGTCCAGTCAGTTGCGCGTGTTCCGGTGGTGGCAACACGAATGTAGATGCCGGCTGGCTTGCGGTTGATGAGCCAAGTGCCTTCGGGTTCGCGGACGAGATAGGCGCTGTCTACGGCTGGCGGGTTGGCGGTGGGCAATGCGCTGAAGTTTTGCACCTCGCCGTCGATGTAGGACGCGCCACCGCCGCCACCGGAGCCGGTGAAGTCGAAGTTGCCTGTCAGCGGATTGAACTTAATGGCCATTAGCTGCGGGTCACTGTGGCGATCTTTGCGTCATCCGAGGACGGCGTGCCGCCGACATAGGTGAAGGTGAGCGTGGCGACTGTCTGGCTGCCTTCTTTGTAGACCACCGTGGAAAGATTGTTTGTCGTGGAGACGTAATTCAGCTCAACCGCGTTATGCTGCGGAATATTTAGACCGGCGATGTTTCTGACTGAGACGTTGGGATGCATGTGTTAGGCGGCGGGTTGGGCGGGCATGCCGAGTTGCTGGTCTTGCTGGAGCTTTTGCAGCGCGGGCTGGGCGCCGGTGCGGCCGATGACTGCGTTTTGCTGCTGTTGGAGCTGGAACTGGAAGGCTTGTGCTCTCGCGTCAATCATTGACCGGAAGATTTCGTCGGACTGATACCGCTGCTGGACGGCGGGATTGGACTGAATGATCTGCTGCAAGGTTTGCAGCCTTACCTGCGCGTTTTGGCCGCCCTCTTTGAGCGGGGGTTCGGTGCCTGCGGCGATTTTGGCGAAGGCTGTTTGTTCGTCCTCCTGCTCGGCTGCGGTGGCGGCGCCGATGTCTTGCACCAAGAGGCCGGCGAGATTCGGGTCAACGGCTTGGAACATGTATTTGACCAAGCCGGCGCGGTCGATGACGCCGAAGCTGTCAAGCGGGACGAGCACTTTGGCGAGGTAGTCGAGCTTTGCGCCGAGGGCTTCGTTGTCGAGGAGGCGCGCGTCAAACTCGGCGGTAATGTCGAAGCGGCCCCGGATGTCTTGGGGCGATGCGTTGAATTGGAGCTGCTCGTTGCCGGTGATGCGCGCGACCTCCTCGGGAGTCATATACTGTTGCGCCAGCGCCATGGTCTGCGCGATGCAGAGCTTCATATCTATGAGCCAAGAGTCGATTAGCTCCTGCGTGTGGAGCATGTAGCGCTGCTGCGGGACGGCATCGCTGATGCGCCCAAAGTAATTGTCCACGTCCGCGCGGGTGGCGGCTTCCACTTCGATGCTG